TATTGGTACACAGAAAAAAACAAACAAACACTCTTTACACAATTAATGCTTTAAATGAATTGATAAAGAGTTTAAATAATGGTTATTTAGACAAGTCATACGCGGTAAATTGGAATGATTATAGAAATTCAATTCTACTAATACAATCTGATGGTTATAAACGCATTGACACCAAAGTAAGAAAAATAATTAACATTTCTTAAAAATTTCCCAAAACAAACTTGGCTTAGCCAAATAACTTTCGTATATTTACGGAAGTAAAAACAATTAACCCTTTTTAAACAATAAAATTCTAACTATGAATTTAGATGAAATCAAAAATCGTTTAGCAAGTCTAAACAACAAAGGTGGAGGAAAAAAGACAGATTACGCTGCAAATTTCTGGAAGCCAAAAGAAGGTACAAAATCACAAATCCGTATTGTACCGTCAAAATTTAATAAAGACTTTCCATTCAATGAATTATATTTCTACTTTGGAATTGGTAAACCTCGTATGTTAGCATTGTCTAATTTCGACACAACTGATCCAATTTTAGAATTTGCAACAAAATTGCGTAAGTCAGGTGATCAAACCAACATGGAGTTGGCTAAAAAATTATACCCTAAACTTCGTGTTTTCGCTCCAGTTTATGTGCGTGGTGAAGAAGACAAAGGTGTACGTTTTTGGGAATTTGGTAAAATGGTATATCAAGAATTACTTGGTGTAATGGCAGATGAAGATTATGGTGACATTACAGATGTAGCTAGTGGTCGTGACATTACAGTTGAAGTAATTCCTGCTAAAGAAACTGGTAAAATGTTCAACACAACAACAGTTCGTGTTAAACCAAATCAAACACCTTTAGAAGCAGAAGCTACTACAGTTGAATCACTTTTAGACACACAAAAAGACATTATTTCGTTGTATAAAAGATATGAATTTGACGAAATGAAAGACATTTTACATGGATTCTTAAAACCAGAAGATTTAGATGGTGGTAAAGAAACAGCAAAAGTAGAATCACAAGGTAAAGTAGACATCAATAAAAAATTAGATAATCTTTTTGATTAATGGCTAAAAAGAAAAAAACAGACTCAAATCGAGATGAGTTAACAGGGCTTCTTGCAGAATCTCTCAATAAAAAGTTTAGCAAGACCCACCACAAAGTCGCTTACTTTCTAGATGGTAGTGAAGACTCACCAACAGATGTAGACGATTGGGTGTCCACAGGATCCACAGTATTAGATTTGGCCATTTCAAATCGCCCTAATGGTGGATTTCCAGTTTCAAAAATTGTAGAGATAACTGGATTAGAACAGAGTGGTAAGTCCCTGTTAGCATCTCACATTATAGCAAACACCCAAAAGAAGGGTGGTATTGCAATTTACATTGACACTGAATCTTCTTTAAATTCACAATTTCTTCAAGCAATTGGAGTTGACGTTGAAAAGATGGTTTATTTGCCTCTTGAAACCGTAGAAGACATTTTTGACGCAATTGAAAATGTAATTTCACAAGTTAGAGAAAATAACCCAGACAAACTAGTTACAATTGTAGTAGATTCAGTTGCAGCAGCAACAACCAAAATTGAATCAGCAGCTGACTTTGAAAAAGATGGTTATGCCACACATAAGGCAATCATCTTGTCAAAAGCAATGCGTAAAATCACTAACTTAATTGGTAAAGAAAAAATACTATTAGTATTTACAAACCAACTAAGACAAAAGATGGGCGCAATGCCATTTGCAGATCAATACACAACATCAGGTGGTAAAGCTTTACAATTCCACGCTTCAGTAAGATTACGTCTTAAACAAGTAGGTAAATTAAAAGAAAAAATCAACGGTGTTGAAGAAATTGTTGGTTCTGAGGTTGAAGCTATTGTTGTAAAAAACAGAATGGGACCACCAAACCGTAAAATTCGATACAATGTATTTTACAGACAAGGTATTGACGATTATGGTGGATGGTTAAAATTGATGAAAAACTACAAAGTAGTTAAACAATCAGGACCCATCTGTAAATACACAGACACATCAACAGGAGAAATTATTACATTTTATGGTAAAGAATTACAACAATTGTGTGAGGAAAGACCAGAAGTAAAAGAACAAATGTATAAAGACACTTGCGATTCATATGTTATGAAATACCAACATGAAGATGAACAAGTAATGGATCCTGACGTACAAATCGACGAAACTGGAATATAATGGCAGAATCAATATTTGACATTTTAAATGATGTTAAGGAAGTAGACACTACAGATCCTAATTCAAGAGTATTAATAATCGATGGATTAAACCTTTTTCTTAGGAACTTTTCTGTAAATGGAATGTTAAATGACAATGGAATTCCTATAGGGGGTGTAATGGGATTTTTAAAGTCTCTAGCACTTTCTATAAGGGAAGTTAATCCTACTAGGGTTGTAGTTGCATTTGATGGAAAAGGTGGAAGCACCAGACGTAGAAAAATCCTACCAAGTTATAAGAACAACAGAAAACCTGGTAAACGTATGACAAGGTGGGATGCTTGGAAAAATTATGAAGAAGAACATGCTTCACAAAAAAGCCAAATTAAACGTTTAATCCAATATTTAAGTACTCTTCCTATTAATGTTGTTCAAATAGATAATATTGAAGCTGATGACACCATAGCGTACATTGCAAATAATCTACTAGAAAAAGAAGTAACAATCATGTCAGCAGACCAAGATTTTCTTCAATTAGTAAATGAACGCATTACAGTATGGAGTCCTATTAAGAAAAAATTCTACACACCCGATTTAGTAATGAAGGATTATGGTGTACCGGCTCACAATTTCTTAATGTATAAAGTTCTAATGGGAGATAAGTCAGACAATATTGGGGGAATCAAAGGATTAGGTCCTAAAAAATTACCCAAAATTGTTCCTGACATTATTACCGAAAAAATCTTGGATTTAGATTCCATCGTTCAAGAGGCTTTAGAAGGGGAAGAACCTATGCATGATAGAATTGTGGCGTCGGAG